GATGTTCTGGCGAAAGCTTCCTCGAATGCCAATACAAACGTGGCAATGATGGGAGAAACGTTCAAGTACGTTGCACCGGTAGCCGGGGCGCTGGGATATTCCGTAGAAGATTGTTCGGTTGCCATTGGTCTGATGGCAAATTCCGGAATCAAGGCAGGTCAGGCGGGTACTTCATTAAGACAGATGCTTAGCCGTCTGGCGAAACCAACGGATGAAGTACAGGGCGCAATGGATCAGCTGGGCGTATCCTTGGCAGATTCGGCGGGCAATATGAAGTCGCTGGATACGGTCATGGGTGACTTGCGAAATGGATTCAAAGGTCTTTCCAAAGCAGAGCAGGCACAACTGGCAACCTCGCTTGCCGGTCAGGAAGCAATGTCTGGTCTACTGGCAATCGTAAATGCATCGGATGGAGATTTCGATAAGCTGAAGGATTCCATTTACAATTGCAAGGATGCCGCAGCAAATATGGCTGCAGTTGCACAGGACAATCTGGCTGGTCAGATCACCAGTCTGAAATCCAAAGCGGAAGGTCTTGGAATTGCATTCTACGGATCCATTCAGGAACCGCTTAAAGAGCTTGCATCTGTTGGCGTGAAAACCTTGGAAGATCTGAATAATGCGTATACTTCCAATGGATTTGTCGGTTTTATCAATGAGATTGGCAATAAAGTACCGCTTTTACAGAGCTTTACTGATGCAATAGCCGGACTCGCAGAGAAAACGAAGAGAATGAGCACGGATGAGCTCATGAATCTTGGCAAGACTGTAGCAGTGCTTGCAGGAGCCGGACCGGTGATCTCATTATTCGGATCACAGATCGGTAATGTACAGTCAGCCGTATCCGGATTCAGCGGACTTACAACTGGTGTTTTGTCTGAGCTTGGAAAGCTTCCGAAGGGATTCAAAAGTGCAACAAAATCGGCTACAAATTTTCAGAAAGATTTTACGGGTAGCCTGAAAGGGATCGGCAGTGCAGTTACGGGACCGTTTCAGGTATTGACTCCGAAATTGTCAGCTACTGTCGGAAAAATCGGCAAGGTCGTTTCCAGTATTCCGGGAAAAATTGGTGGGGCAGTCGGCAAAATCGGTTCTGCAATCGCATCAAAAATCCCCAGAATTACAAGCGCGTTTTCACTACTTGGAGATACTGCCGGTTAT